GAAGAGCGGGCGGCCGACGAAGCGGCCAAGATCACGATCTTCCCGGGGCAGGCCGACCAGCTCCGCCGCGACTTGCTCCGGATGCGCCAGACTCAGAAGCACTGCGACGGGCTCCTGGGCACGCTCAGGAACTATGCCACCGACGCATCGGACCTGGCGCACTCGCTCGGGGAGCTGGCCGAGGGCCTCAGGCGCCGGCTGGACGACATCGAGGCGAACCTTGTGCAGTGGGAAGAGCTGGTCGTCAGTCCCGATTCCTGCCGGCGCTGCAACGCTCCGAATGCCGGCCCGCCAACCCCTGGCTGCATGTGCGCTGAACCCGTAGGCGACCCGTTCTGACTGGAGAGCGAGATGAGCAACGATTACACCTATGGGCACCTTGAGGAAGTCGCGCATCGCCTGATGGCCGATCCGCGCGTCACCGTAAGCGACCTTACCGGGGCGCTTGCCAATGCGATCGGACAGATCGTCTACCTGAAGTCACGCCTGGACGATCTGTCGAACCGCCTGATCCAGTGCGATGAGCCGAAGATCGAACGGCTGGAGACCGCCCTCGCCGTCCTCGTGGTCAACGGCCCCGACCCCCGCGACTGAACCCCAACCCCGCCCGGCCGGTGTGAGCGGCCGGGAGATGGAGATGCACGACGATGACCGTGTACCTGGCCCGTGTAAGGCTGACCGAGCCGCCCTGCCGATGGGTCATGTTCGATCGGGACCGCGTCCTGAAGGGCGAGAAACGGGAGTCCCGCAGCGCGCTCAAGATCCGTTGGCTCGCGCTGTTTGGGCGGCCGAGCAGGATCGTGCGCTACAAGGGGACCATGAGCCGTGCCGAACTGGCTGCGACGATGGCGGAGCTTACTCTGAGCTGACCCACACCCCCGAAACTGGCCCCCGCCGTGCTAGCCGGCGGGTGGCACAACCGACGGAGACCACACCGTGAACCGCACCCTGATCCCACTGCCGCGCTGGCGCGTCCGCTCCGGCGATCTCGACGAGCTGGTCGACGCCGAGGACGAGCGGGCCGCCGCCGTGACCGCCCTCGGCCTGGTCGTGCTCCGGGCCTCGGCACACGACGGCGGCGGCCTGGTCGCGCCCTGCATGCTCCGGAGGCTGCTCTTCGTCACCCGCTGCGGGTCCCGGCCGCTCGATGGATTACTCCTCTCGACGGCCGAGGTCCTGGCCGAGATCCGGGCGGCGAACGCGATGGAGGCCGATCGATGAAGCCCGTGCGACGAACCATGTGCCGAACCTGCATCTTCCGCCGCGACGGCAACCAGGTCGATCTCCGCCCCGGCCGGCACGCCGAGATCCAGGCTTACCTCGCCAGGGGCACTCCGCACGTCTGCCACACGCCGGCTGACGGCCAGCCGCGAGGAACGGCCGACGACTACTCTTGCCGCGGCGGCCGTGACTTCCAACTGACCCTCTGGTACCGGATGGGTCTGATCTCGGCGCCGACCGACGCAGCGCTCGAGGCAGCCATGAAGGCCAGCGAGACGGAGGAAGTGCAGCCGTGAGCGCCACGACCAAGATCACACTGAACTGCGAGGACTGCGGCGCCGGCCTGGCCGTGCCGAAGATCGTCGACGGCCTGCCCCTGCGGCGCGACCTCGAAGCACTGAGGGAGCACGCGCGGGAGCTGTACCGCTGGCGGTGGCTCAGGCCCAAGGGCCGCGATCACTACGGCGATTACTGCGAGGACTGCGCGGACCGTCTCAACGGGCTTGCACGGGCCAGGAGGGTGCGCAAGTGACCGGCCTGACCCATCGCGCCACGGTGCGCCTGACGTCGGAGATCGACCGTCGCACCCGCCGGCCATTTGTCCTGCGTCTCGAGCTGGGCGGCCAGCTCGTCCGCATCCGCACCGCCGGCAGCCGGACCTGGCTCACCGTCACCGTGGGGCAGATCTGGCAGCTCGCGTGCGACACGGAGGCGCGGCGGAAGCGGCTGGAGAAGTACCAGGCCAGGGTTGAACGGCAGAAGGCACGCAAGATCGAAAGGCACCGATGACTCAGAAACCCCGCCGCTACGCCGAAGGTACCCAGACCAAGGTCGAAACCTCCGTCGCCGAGCTGCGTCGCGCTATCGTCCGCTACGGCGGTTCCAACCTCGCGATGATGGAAGACGACGACACGCCGGCGATCGCGGCCTTGTTTCAGATCGGTGGCCGATGGGTCAGGTTCCTCCAGAAGCTTCCGCGGCGGCCCGACGGCACTCGCTCGACATCGCGCAATCCCCGCGCGATGTTTGCCCAGCACGACGCTGAAGTTCGTCGCCGCTGGCGGGTGCTCTTGCTCCGCGTCAAGAGCCGGCTCGAAGAGTTCGCCGAGGGGGAGTCGACCTGGGAAGAGTGCTTTCTCCCCTACGCCGTCCTGGCCGACAACCGGACGGTTGCCGAGGCGCTCGCCCCCGAGCTCGAGCGGATGTACCGGACGGGTTCGATGCCGCGGATGCTCGAAGCGCCTGCACCGAAAGGAGGCCAGCCTTGACCCCCGCCCAGCTCTTCGCCCTATCGCGACCCTGTTTCAGCCCAGCCGACTGGCTGGACGGCGTCTATCAGCGCGTGTTCCCGATTCCCGGCAATCCCGGCTGCGGCATCGTGTGCAGCATGCTGCTGACCGTGGACGTCGGCGACGACGGGGCCTTTATCCCCACGAACACGGGACCCGCCGCCTGGCACGTCAACGTGGGCTTCGTTCGCGGCACGCTGCTCCAGGCGCTAAAGCGCGAAGGCGAGCATGTGCCCCCGGCGACGTGGACGCCCCGGCTCCTGGATGTGGCCGCGAGCGTGACGATCGAGGCGCTCGCCGGCGTCGGTGGCCTCGGTCGGGACTATCACTGGATGTCGGTGGCCTCGGCCCATCACTGGCGGCCGCTGCGGGGTCACGAGCTGGACGGGATCGATGCCGCGGCCGAGCGGATCGGGCGGCTACTCAGCAACGACGGAGGTGTGAAGTGAAATGGCTCGTTCTCTCGCGCAAGGTCAATCGAGTGGTTGAGGCCGACGACGCGGAGCAAGCGGCGTTTGTGGCCTTCACGGAGCACATGGCGGCGCAGAAAAAGCGGCAGGCGAACGGTCGGCACCTCTTCAATCTCAAGCTCGGCGATGGGACGGTGGTCTTTCCGCTCGCCGGCGATCCGATCGAGCTGGAGACCCTCGATCTGCTTCCGAAGTTCACTGAGAAGTGGCTTGGGAATTCAGCCTTGCAGGTCCAAGGGGAACCCCGCGATAATCCACGCACCGCCGGGCCTTGACCGGTTCCGGCGGCCAACTGAACCCGCCCGGGGTCGTGTTGACCCCGGGTTTTCTTTGCGCCCACCCGGCCCCGCTGGTGCGATCGAGCACGCGGGTTGGCGCGGTCGATCTGATGAGAGGATCGATCCAATCCCTCTCATCAGGAGACTGCCCATGAAAGCCTATCTGATCGCAGCGATCTTGCTGCTCACGATCATCCTGTCGGCCCTGGCGGCGTGCCGTGCGCAGGGCCAGGACGCGCCGCCGCCCGGGCCGCTGCCGATCACGCCGGCCACGGCAGCCACGCCGGTACCAGTGGCCCAGGTGCACGTGCCGATCGTGCCTGGGCACCGCCAGACGACGTTCGTGTTCCATCATCACCACCCGCAGCGGCAATGGAGCTGGCCATCGTTCAAGCGCGAGCCGAAGCCGGCCCCGCCGCCGCCCGGGCCCCCCCTCACGCTGCCTCCACTGCCGCGCAAGGGTTAGACACACCGTCGCGTGTCCAAGACTGGGCCAACCGTCGTCGATAACAATCAGATCCGGTGCACCGACGTTCCCGCGGGACCCGGGTCGCCTAACGGATGCGATAATCCTGCCGACGGAGTCGGCCCCACGGCCCCCAAGTGCTCACACGGGGGGCCGTGCGTGTTTCCTGGGGTAGCGATCGACCGGACATACTGCCTCAGCCGAGCCCGGCCCGCCTGAGTAGCCGCATCACCTGCACGCCACTCCAGGGCTTGCCGCGGCGGGTGGTGTGCCCTTCGGCGTTCAGCGCCTCGGCGATCGACTGGTGAGACTTGCCGGCCCGCCGCAGGTCGCAGACCGTCCCGGCCAGGTCGGCATAAGCCTGGATCGCCCCCTGCCTGTGCACCGCCGCCGCGCGGGCCCGGCCGCGGATGCCGTGCTCGGCAGTCAGCCGCTTCGCCCCGTCACGCGCCGCCCCCAGCTTGCCCCCCCGCGCCTTGTAAGCCGCCAGCGCATCCTTGGTCCGCTGACTGATGCGCCGTGCCTCGTCTTCCGCCACGGCGGCCAGGATGTGGATCGTGAGCCGATTTGCATAAGGGTTGTCGCATGCGATGAATTCGACTCCCGAATCCATCAGGCTCGCGGTAAAGAGCACGTTGCGCGCGAGTCGATCGAGCTTCGCAATAACAAGTGTGGATTCCGTACGCTTTGCGTGGGCCAGCGCCTTCAACAGCTCGGGACGGTCGGCACGTTTGCCGGTCTCGATCTCACGATATTCACGTACGAGCATACCTTGTTCCGACATGCGGAAGTGCTCGATCGCCGCTTGCTGCGCCTCAAGTCCGAGGCCGCTTTCCCCTTGTTTCTGAGTGGAAACACGTATATAGGCGACGATCTTTCGATGCGTCTTCATCGGTGCTCTTTCGGTTCTAAAGTACGGTACCGCCGAGAAGGCTTCGAAATCCCATCTCGCGCATTCTGCCCAGTCTCAATTAGGACATGTCTCGGGACGCCCCCTCCGAGAATTGTAACGGCCCCGTCAAGCGTGAAAATAGGGGGCATGCGCGATTGTGGAGACGATCGCGCCGCGCGCAACGATAGTACCTATTGTGACGGCCACGTTTTCCCCGCCCTTCGACCCCTGCCACGCCAGGGGGCCGGGGGGCCAGCGCGCCGACCAGAGCACCATGAGCACGATAGCAGTGAAAGCGCCCCCTCGTAGCCTTACCCTCAGTAACCACGCGACCCGGGAAGACTCGGGCCGCACCCGCGGCCAGTTCCTCCGCCGGCGCCGCGACCTCGTGATCGCGTTCCTGCGCGAGCACCGCTTTTCCGTCGGTGTGATCGCCGACGCCACAGCCATGAGCCCCTCGGCCGTGCGGGTGATCCTGGCCCGGCTCGACAGCGAGCAAGAAAAAGTGCGCGAACGCGAATTGCATAAGTCTATGTCGCGTGGTCTCAATCGCGCGGCAATGATCGCAAAAAGTGCGCGTCAACGCGCACCTAAGGGTGAAGCGTAAGCCTTGCCAAGCCGCTAAAGTGTGCACGCCTACCTATCAGAGAGGAGCACCCACGATGCTGACCATGTCCGAGGCCACCAAAAGAGACGGATCGGCGGTCGAAGCCGTGGGGCGCGCCATGCGCATGCACAAGGTTCAGACCGTGCTCGAGTGCGCAGCCGGCGTGCTGTGCTGGCTGGCCGCTTACGCACTGACCCACTGAGCTGCCGACGATGGCCGAAGTCAACCCCGAAGCTCCCCGCGAGCCCGGGGCCGAAAACGCTGCGCCGATCACGGTGACCCGCGCCGACCTGGTGCTCCTCAGACGCGCCGTCCGGTCGGACTGGGGCGTGCCCGACGTCGCCAGAAATGAGGCCATTTACCAGTGCCTCAAGATCCTAGCCAAAGACGGGGGCCGCGTGCGGGACAAGCTGGCCGCGGCAAAGACGCTCGCGGCCTTCGACCGCGCCGACGTCGCGGCGGCCATGCTCGCGCTGCAGACCGCCAAGCAAGCCGGCCCCGACCTCATGACAGCGCGTGATGCATGGGAAGAGACCATTGGACAGATCGAGACTGAGACGGTCGCTAGAGAGCCTTCGGGACCGCCCGGCGGACTTCCAGCGCCTGGTACTGCACCGTGACCTCTGGAGTCAGCAGATCGCGGTGTGCGATGCCGTGGCCAGCACGCCGGTAACCGTCGTGCCCGCCGGCCGCGCCGTGGGCAAGAGCTACTTGCTCGCGGGCCTGGTGCTCTGGTGGCTCTACACCCGGCCCAACGCGCTGGTGATCACCACCGGCCCGGACCATCGGCAAGTGGTGTCGGTGCTCTGGAAAGAGATGGGCCGTGCGATCGAGGCTTGCGCCAGGTTCGGCACACCCCTCGGCGAAGATCACCGCACGAAAGGCTACTCGAGCCCGCAGCGGTTGACTGTCAAGGATGGCACGCACTGGGGGGCACTGGGGTTCGCCACAAAGACGGAGGAAGGCTTCGGAGGCCAGCACGCGGGCGAGTTGCTGGTGATCGTCGATGAGGCCAGCGGAGTGCCCGGCGATGTCTGGAACGCGATCCACGGCCTGGCGGCAACCCGGCTCGTGATCGCAGGCAACCCGATTCGCTATGACTGCCACTTCCGCGAGCTTCACGACCTGGCGGTCAAGGGTAGCGGCTCGATCCGCTCAGTGGTGATCTCGAGCCTCGAGTGCCCCGACGCCGCGAAAGAGACGTCCCCCGTGGGCATGGCCTCGGCCGCGTTCCTTCGCCAGATGCGTGAAATTCACGGCGAATCGTCGCCGTGGTGGCGATCGAACATCCTCGGCCAGTTCCCTGGCGAAGAATCGGTGCGGTTCATCCCCGCGGCCTGGCTCAACGCTTGCACGGCCGACACGGTGACCGCAGACGAGCTCTGGCGCGACGTGCCTGATGGCCCGGCTCGCATGGGCGTGGACGTCGGCGGGGGAGTGGGCGCGGATCGCTCGGTAGTGGTGGTCCGCAACGATAAGCAGCTCCTGGCCGTGTTCGCGTCGGAATGGCACGGCGTGCTCGACGACGCCAGGCAGAGGCTCGAGCCCGTTATCCTCGAGATGGCGCGGCAGTGGCGCGTTGAGCCCAGCCGCGTCACGTACGACAAGGGCGGCATCGTCGGGCGTGGCCTGGGTTCCTACCTGGCCCGCTACGCCGAGCGTGCTCAGACCGAGTGGCGTGAGGCGCACCCGGATCAGTTTGCTTCGGCCAGAGTGGGGCCTTACCCCGACGGATTCGAGGGCACGGTCGGTTACTTCGGCGCGGGCAAGGGCGGCACGTTCTTCGTCAATCGCCGCACCGCCAATGCCTTCGCGGTCAAGCGCCGGCTGGACCCGCATGCCAAGGGCCACGTGCCGTTTTACTGCGGCGGTATCGCCGAGTGGCCGGCACTCCGAGAGGAGCTGTCCGAGCTGCGCACGGAGCAAGAGCGTGAGGGCACGGAAGTGAAGCAAAAGCTCGAGCTGAAAGAGTCGATGGCGGCGCGGCTGAAGCGCTCGCCTGACGTGCTCGATGCGTTCCTGATGACGTTTAACTCGGAAGTGTAGCCGCATGAGTCACCGCCTCACGACCCGCGAGCATTACGAGCGGCATTGCCCCGAGACGCTCGAGGCGCTGACCCGACCCGAGCGTGAGCAGATCGCCGAACTGAAGCGCCGCAACGCCGCACTGGTGCTTCAGCTCGTCAGGCGGACTGAGGACGGGCCACCTTTCGAGTCAGAGGCCGCTGAGGCGGCGCACCAATCGGCCAGGCAAGACGGCATCGCGATCACGCGCGACCAGACACGCCGGATGCTCCAATCATTCTTCCGCGTCATCGACGGAGCGAACCGCACATGAGCAGCCGCCGCGCCGCCAAAGACGCCCGCAAGCGTGCCTATGCGTCGATTGCTTCGGGAGCCGCGCCGCAAGCAATCCGCAAGCAATCGCGCACCGTCTGGATACCCTTCGTTGAGCCCGGCCAGCCCCATCCTGCCTCATGTATCCCGCTCGCAATCGGAGCCTTGGAATGGAACGACATGAGTGCGAGCGGATCGTTGCCGAGCGATTGCCAAAGCTCTCAGAGCGGATCGGACTGAGCGCGTGGGAGATCTCCATCGCGTGCGAGACGAAGCCCGACGGCGCGGATGAGGACGGCTTCTGCCTGAAGGGCGAGTGCGTGCGGCTGGTGGACTACCTGAGTGCCCGGAT